GAGATTGAGGACTTATTGTTATTGGATAAAATAGGCATAAAGTATATTAAAAACGCTGACCATATCTTATTCGGTAAGCTGCCTATAATACACGGTGATACTGTTTTTAGTAGAGGCAGCGGTGTATCACCTGCACGTATGTTATGGACACGGACAAAAGTAAATATGATAGCTTCGCACGTACATAGGACTTCCGAATATACAGATAAGAACTTTCACGGTGAGATGAGTACTTGTTGGACCGTAGGGCATTTGATGCACCCTAACGTAGATTATTGTAAGCACGTAGACCAGTATAATCAGGGCTTTGCACTATTAGAGAAAGAAACTAGCGGGGACTTTATAGTCCACAACAAAAGAATATACAAAAATAAAGTTAGATAATGCAACAGGATACAAACATAAATAAACTGGTATCACTTAAAGATATTTTTAATGGGTTACCCAAACCAAAAACAAACAAAATGAACGACAAAGAAAAAGCACAAGCAAAGTTAGATAAGTTATTAAAAGACTTTGAAGATTGCCATAGAAAGGCAAAAAGATTAAAAGAGGAAATGAGGTTACTTAAAATAAAAATAATGGGGATGCCTACTATTAGAATAGATGACAGACCAGATACCTTAAAATGAAAAACCCACCTATCAAAATAACTTACAAAAAACTAGGCAGAGAACAAGCTCACGGGTTGGCGTACAAAGAAGATAGACAGATTATAATTGACAATAGGCTTAAAGGTATTGATTGCTTAGAAACTATTGTACACGAAATATTACACATACAGAACCCACGCTGGGCAGAGATAAAAATTATAGGACACTCAAAAGAATTAGCGGAGTTATTATGGCAGCAAGGTTACAGAAAAATAGATATTTAAACTTATTGCCCTACAACTTAAAAACAATTTTAAAAACAAGCTGTGGTTAGTAGGTTAGCAAATTGTTGAGTAGGGCAAAATTTTAGTTTTTTTCATAGCAGTTTTGGTTTGAGTTTTGGTTTATACCCTTCGTTTCTACGAGGGGTATTTTTGTGCATAAAAAAAGTGGCAGCATAAAGCCGCCACTTAACCAAAAAAAAACAAAAACTAAAATGGTAAACTTTCTATATTAGCTACTTCAGTTGGTTCACCAATCGGTGCTGAAGGCATAGCCGCTGCATCTGGCTTCCAAGTATCTACTTTAGCATAAAGGTTGCCCTTAGTGCTTTTCAAAATTTGCAGCTTTAATTGTTTTTTACCCTGATAGTCGGTAATAAGGTCAGGGTTTTGTTTACAAAAATTAAACAGGTCATTCATTGTTACAACCAACGCACCTACAACAAAGTCGGGTTGCGTTTCTTTTTTGTTGAAAAACCTTAGACCTTCTGGTAATAGTTCATCTGCCATAATATATCACGGGTAACAGAGCCGCTGTGTTTTAGAGTTGAATAAGTTTATTTTTTTCGTGTGTATCTATAATAGTTTTTGCTGCCTTTACGGAAGCTAAGGCGATACAAGATAGCTGCCCGTCAATAACTACCCCGTAATATTGACTTACATTACGGTAGTTAACAAGACATATATTGCAGCCCTTGTAAGTTTCTACTTCCCTATACCCGTGTGTTTGTATCATTTAGTTTATCTTTTATTTGGTTTTTTAAAGCCTCTAGGGGCGGTTTAATTTCGTTAGGTATGTTTACCCACGCTTCAGCTAAAGTAGCATAGTCAGTAGCCCTTTGCATCTTATTTTGATACGGCAATAGTTGAGCAGGTGTATATTCTTTTTTAGCTGGTGTAGCCTTATTAGCATCGTCATCCTCAGCACCAATGTTACATATAGACTGTAATGAGTAACGACGGGCATAAGAAAGTCCGCTGCCGTGTTTTTGTGGGTCGTTATGGTTAGCCGTAATTATTGGGGTTAGGCTACTAATGTATTCCCCGCTTTCGTGCAGCAATATAGTTTCTACATAGTTTACCCCTTCTATTACGCAGGTGGGCTGTATTGCACTTATACCGTTCTTATTTAGTATCGGCAAACAAGCCTCACGAATAGCGTTAAGGTCAGCATACTTGCTTTTAAAAAAAGGGTTAGTTGCGTCTTTAACTGCGTTACCCATTTCAAGTTGAGCCTTAACTAAGGCTGCGGAAATTTTTGTAATTGTTGTTGATGATTGCATAGTTTTTGTTTTTTTGGTTTATAATCTTTTTTTTACAAGGCTTATTAGATAGAGTATTCTTGCGGCTCTATCCTTAGCCTTTTGTTTTTTAGTCGAGTTCATAACGTTTTTTTTCGTTTTCATAATCTTGTTTAAGGTCTGCACGTTGTTGCGGTGTAAGGCTATCTATCCACTTCCATTTTTCAAAAAGTGTTGATACCTTTTTATAAATTTCGCCACATATTATTGCATCGGTTGGCTCTAATATTCTTTGTTCGTGTGCGAAGTAAGCATCTTGATTATACGACATTTGCAACAATTAAAAGGTTAGCGAATAAATCTTGCATAGTTGTTAAGTACTTTTCTTGTAATTCAGTACGCATAACTTTGTAAGTAATTTCATCAACTGGCTTAACAAGTCTAGTAATAGTGTCAATATCTTTTTGATACTGTAAAGCGTGTTGCATTAATTCAATTTGTTCTGTGATTTTTTGGTGTGCCATAATATTTGTTTTTTGGTTTAGGATACAAAGATAGTGTATTTATTTACACTACCAAATTTATTTTATACTTTTTTAATATTTTTTTAACTATTGGCAAATGTTTGTCTGGCAGGGCTTTAGACCCGTTAACATAGTTCTGCAATGTGTTTTTAGGTATTTCCATTTGTTTTTCCAAAAACAATACTGTGTAACCTTTTTCCCTTATTTTATTATATGCTTTAGATTTTTCCATAATGCAAATATAGTGTAAAAAAATAAACTTACAAAAATATTTTGTGGTTTAAATAATTACACTTAATATTGCATAAATATTTTAAAACTTAAAAACAAAACAAAATGAAAAAAGAAACAAAACAAGAAAAACTATTTAATGACAAAGTAGAATTTATTACACTTGAAAGTGTAATAGGGTCAGGGTATGAAGAAGCCGTTGCTAAACTTGCTATTGAAGATAAAATTGCATACAGGGCAGCCCGAAAAAATATGCAAGTACATTCAGCAATTATTTTAAAGATTAATGAAGAGTTTGCGGGGTTTTTTACTTTTCAAATTAACCACGATGCAAAAGAGTTTTGCTTATTACAATCTGCAATGTCTTTAGATAAAAAAGATAAAGCTATTTATAGCCAAATGGTAAACGAAATTATAAAACAAAATACATTTAGTTACCCAATGGTAATGACTGTAAGTCAAAAGCACGATTTAGAATGTCCAAAAGTTTTTTTTGCATTGGGCTTTAAAGAGTATTTAAACCTTAGTGGTTATTCGTATGTAGTTTATGGAACGCTAGAGCAAGTAAGAATGAAAAGACTTGCCCACGCTACAATGACAAATGTTTGGAATAGCACAAAAGGGGATTGGTTAAAGATGAAAAAAGAATGGAACATCAAAATTGAAGCGGCTGGTGAAAAAAACAATGTAGTTAACCCAAAATATGCTTCACGTGAAGGTGCTTGGATGGGCGACAATGGAATGTCAAATGTTGTTTTATCAACACAAGTAATTAATGAAGAAGGTAATGTTGAAAACAAAAAAGGTAAATCATTTAATGGTAATGTTTCTGTTTTAGACCCTGTTGCGTGTGAAGTTATATTGAGGTTTTTTATGCCTAAAGATGGTTGCAGGGTTTATAACCCTTTTGGTGGTGGGGTTCAATTTGGTTTTGTTACTGGGCATTGTGGTTACGAATATTTATCAAGTGAAATAAGACAAAATCAATGTGATGCAAATAATGCAATTTGCCAGGACTTCTATAATACAAAATGGATAAAATCGGATAGTTCAAAATTTCAACCAAAACAAAAATATGATTTAGTTTTTACTTGCCCACCTTATTATCAAGTTGAAGATTATTTAGATTACGATGGATTGCCACCAGAAGGAGAATTAAACTCAATACCAACTTACGAAGAATTTAGAGATACATTATTTGAAGGATATAAAAAGGCTATTGATGTGTTAAATGATAATTGCTTTTTTGTTGTAATGACTGGTGATAGCCGAGATAAAAACGGTGCTTACTATGGATGTGAAGCTGAACACGAAATCTTTTTTAAAGAACAGGGATTGCATATTTATAATAAGATTGTTTATTTAGAATGTGAATTTACAAGACTTGCACACGCTAAAAGAACTTTGCACTTTCGTAAATTTCCAAAACGTGAACAAAAGATTTTGATTTTTTACAAAGGTGATATGCAAAAAATAAAAGACAGGCATATAAATATTGGCAGATTGTAATGAGAAAATATTCAAGTAAAATATCATTAACGAAAAACTCAAGGGGTATCTATTCTTTAGATACCTCTATTGGGTGCTCAAGTGGTATGGCAAATGAAATAGGCGGCTGTTATAATGATTGTTACGCTGCAAAATCTTCAAAGCTATACGGCTACGATTTTAGTAAAACGGTATTAAGAAGTTTTATAAACGAAAAGCACAGGCAATTAATTGTAAGCCAAATAAACAAAATAAAATTAGATTTTGTTAGGATTGGAACAAGTGGCGACCCTTCCGAAAATTGGGAACATACAATAAATATTTTAAAAGGTATTGATAAATGTAATAAGCAAATAGTAATAATTACAAAGCATTGGACTTTATTAACTGAAGAACAATTAAGGTATTTAAGCACTATAAACATTTGCGTTAATACAAGCGTTTCGGCTTTAGATAAGCCACATTTAATGCAAATCTGTATTGAACAATACAAAAGATTAAAACCTTACTGCAAATCAATTTTACGTATTGTTTCCTGTGAATTTAATTTAGAAAATGAGAAAGGAAAAAAACTTGACAAAATACAGCACGACCTTTTTAAAAATGAAGATACTTTAGACACGGTTTTGCGTGTAAACAAAAGAAATGATTTAGTAAAAAATGGGGTTATAAATGTAAAGGAAACAACATTTTTAGGTAAGAAAGCATTGGTAAGTAAATTTAATAAAAGCACTTATTTTGGCAAGTGTTCAACTTGCCACGAAATGTGCGGACTAAATATAAAACCTAAAAATAAAATTTACCCTGACAAAAAAGGAATTACAAAGCAGTTAATTCTTTTCAAAAAAAAAGTTATTTAATCTATTAAATTTTTTATATAACTTAATAACTAACATATTGATTGCATCAACTAAATTACATAAATAATTGCTACACTAATAAATTAATCAATATGAGTGAATTTGATTGGATACCACCTATAAGAGTTAAAATGAATGCAAAGGAACTAATTACCTTAGTTAAATGCTGGGTAAAGGCAAAGTACGTAGTAAAAGTACAAAAAGAAATTGCAGCTATTGAGAAAAAATATAATTGCAGCTAACGTTTTGCAGCTAACCGATAGTTTTTGCTTTTCGCAAAAATTTTGGTTAGGTGCTGTTAGCAGTCTGGGTTTAAATTTCTTTTTTTTTGAGGTAGGGTGCGGTAGGTTTTAATTTTAATAACAATATAAATATGAATATATTAAGTTTATTTGATGGTATGAGTTGCGGACAAATCGCACTTGAAAAAGTAGGCATAAAGGTAGATAATTACTTTGCCAGTGAAATAAAAAAACACGCTATTGAAGTTACTCAATACAATTACCCTAATACAATTCAATTAGGTGATGTGACTAAAATTGATGTAAGTAAATTGCCAAAAATTGATTTATTAATAGGCGGTAGCCCTTGCCAAGATTTTAGTTCACAAAATAGAGAAAGAAAAGGATTAGCCGGAATTAAAAGTAATTTGTTTTTTGAGTATTTAAGAATAAAAAAGGAATTAGAAATTATTAACCCTGATTTAAAATATATTTTAGAAAATGTAATGATGCTTCCTATACACTTTGCAACACTTTCTAATTATATGGAAACATACCCATTTGAAACAAACGGAAGTTTAGTAAGTGCAGCTATGAGAAGACGGTTATTTTGGACTAATATAGGACCATATTATAAAGATTTATTCGGTTTTAATTATTGCGATATTCCACAGCCAAAAGATAAAAACATAACATTGCAAAGTGTTTTAACAGATGGTTATACTGATAGAAAAAAAGCGGTATGTTTAAAAACAACAAACGGAGGTTCAATTACTGGAGATTTTGAACACGATTATAATTTAATTCAAAAACGACATTTAAAAGACTTCGATAATTTTATTTTTAATAGCCCGGATTTTGATGTAAAAAAAGGGGTTAGGTTTTTAAATCAAATTGAATTAGAGAGATTGCACAATATACCGGAAGGATATACAAAAATATTGAATTGTAAAAAAGCACACGATTTAATAGGAGATGGATGGACTGTTGATATAGTAGCACACATTTTACAATTTTGCAAAAATTGAGGAAAGCGTTGGCAAAAAAAAGAAATTTAAACCTTGCTGCTAACTAATCGCTAACCCGAATAAAAGTAACACATTATGAAATTAAAAACTGAATACCAAAATTAATCAATATGAGTGAATTTGACTGGATACCACCTATAAGAATAAAGATGAATGCAAAGCCTAGAGCAATACCAATGCCAGATTGGTGCAAAAAGAGGTATCAAGACGCACACGATTTATCCTTTAGCGAGTTAA